TGCTGATGTACTTTGAAGCCCTTACGAGGGTAAAAATAGAGGGCGGAGCGACTTGGTACGCTTCGCCCCCAATGGTTACTGTTGTAGGTTCTTCAAGTAGGGTTTGTGCTACTTTTTCTTCCATAGGTTACGCTACTTTTTCGATGGTGAAATAAGGCTTACCAGCACCAGGACTAAGGATAGTAATCTCAAGTTCGATGTTATACCCTTCAGACTCACTAAACATTAAAGTAGCCGCAACAGAACAATATGGAATATCTATTTTTTCTGCCCCTGATACTTTAGGAACAAGTGACACAGATTGTTTTTTGCTTGATACAAAAGAGTTAATAGCAAGTTTGTCGCCTGTTTCTGTTATATCCCAAACTTCAGCAAGCAAAGACTTGTTAAGGTTCTTTGCAATACATTTGATTTTCAATGTAGGTTCGCCTTTCATTTGGTCAATGGTTTTACCTCCAATGGCTACCCATTTATACACTTTTCCGTCTTCTTTTTCCCAAGAAAGACTATCTTCTTTGATTATCCCTAATGATTTTAGGGTTGTTGCCATAGTATTTCCCGCTCCTGGTGTACCGAATTTAACTTCTACTTCGCCCCAAGCGGTGGCGTTATTGTCTGTATATGCCATAATTTTTAATTATTAAATGTGTTATACCTAAATTTTACTTTTGCGTTGATAAAAAACTGCTTAATATCCGTGTCCTCAAAGGTTTGTATAAGCTGGTGCAATGTTACCCTATAGTTGCGAAGGGCTGTTTTAGACTCCTCAATGATAGGCATTAGAGCCTGCTCGATAGCTTCACAACGTACAAAGTTTTTCCTATACTGATTATCGTTATTTTTGACTGTAGGGACAAAAATATTGATGTTAATCACCCCCGTTTGGTATTGACCGTCTAACCCAGTAAGGAATGATATTACACAATCCTCTTTTTGTGAGTTCAAAGGGCGTACTCCTGAGCGGTAGGTTTGCCCATTGATAAGGGGATTTATCTTATCCTTAAAGTACTTGTATAGGTCGGTTTCTATTTGTGAGGCTGTTTTTTTCATTGCGATAATGCGTTTAGGAGTTTTGGTACTTCTTTTTCTGCTAATAATTCAGCTGATGAAAGTACATTGTAGTTGCGAGCTTCTACATAAGCGGCGTACTTCATTCCTGCTACCACTACCAGTACAAAACCTTTTGGGTATTGAGATATTACTTTATTGATGAATGTTTCACCCTCTTTTTGTCCATTACCACCTGACTTTGTGAGTTTAAAACCTCCTTTTTCAATGGGTTTGCCGTCTTTTAAGACAATGTACCCAATGGACGAACGAAGGTTGCCCGTTTGGTCTTTATAACTACCGTGCTCACGAGCTTCATTGATACACTTTTCACCTACAATACGAAGGATACGAACGATTTTCTCTTGGTATAGGGCTATTTTCTGCTGTAGTATACGCTCTATATCAGCGGGGGTGAATTGTGGTGTTATCATACGAATATACGGCAATGAAAGTAATCTCTTGAAAATCGTATTACTTGCTTTTCGAGGCGAATATTTCCCTCTACATCTACTACTTGCAAGGTAGTACCCGCTTCTATTTTTGGTGTATCTTTAGGGGCATAGACAGTAGCGGTACAATCAAATATTTGTCCGTCTACTTTGCTTATCTTTTGCCCCGCTCCTGCTATCTCATCACGACAAATACCTATTTCTTTCCACTCGATAGGGTCGCTTGGATAGGTAGGTACGCCATTTTCATCAATAGTAGGCTCTTGCGATACTTTCACCTTCAATAGGTACGGGTATATTTTCATTTCCTTGCAGTATTTTAGAATAAGTGAGTAATATCTCTTACAGTGGCTTTTTCCTCCAACAAATTGACCCTACCAAGCTGCTTACAAAGAAGATTGTAAAAGGCAGTAATAGCTGATTTGTCATAAGAAAAAGATAACCCACCCTCAGAAAAGGACACTGGGCGCAATAAGAGTTCAGGAATGAGGTTGTAGAAAAACATCTTAGTCTTTCGTTCGTTCTCCTCGTTGAACTCATCAGAAAGCCCCAATCCTACTCGTTGCATTTCGGCAATGAGTAGGGTAGTGGGGTATTCCACGTTCCATAGTTTCAGTTTCTCATCTATGTACCCTTGTGCGGTCATCTTAGAACTTTGTTTTGATGATGAGTTTGCGCTTAGAGTCATTCAATACTGGAGTAGCAAAGGCCGTTGCTTTGGTAGATACCAATATAGGGTCTTGATGCCCAAAAGTATTTACCAAAATGAAGCTATCCTTAATAGATTTGCTCATCACATCGGCAAAGTCCATTGTGAACTCGGTGGTAGTTGTGTATTGAGTACTACCCAATAATGCTGAAGTAGAGAATAATACGTTACCCTCTTCCCAACCATTAGCCACGGTTACTTCTCCATCTTTGCCCTCAAAGCTGACGAAAGACTCCCATACTTTGATAGTAGGTAATCCACGTTCAGCAAGTTCGGCGTTGAGTTGTTCCAAACGCACATCAGGCAAAATGGTAGTAGCGTTGATAGGAACACCTAACACAAAAGCACGTGTGTTTTTGTTCTTCAATACCTGATTGAGAGTTGCACGGCTCATAGTGATAGTGGTATAGCTATACCCTTTGCCTTTAGCTTCCTCTTGGTATTTTTCGATTTCCTCTATAGGGTTAGCATCAGCATCTGCCCATTTCTTGAGTGCGTTTTGTGTTTTTACTTTGAAGTCTACCGATACATTCACCACTCCGCCGTTATTGGTAGCGGTAGTTTTATATTTACCAGTAGATACAAGTTGTTTAGCCATCCACTCCATACGAGCATTGATACCGTCAATACAAAAACGAGGGTCTTCGTATATCTTATTAATAAGCTGGTTTTTAATACCTGCATTAGTAGGGTTAGCACTTACCGCATAACGGAGTTGTTGAATGGTTAGGAGGTCTTTTTCGTTCAAATCACGAGCGATTTCTACTTTTGGTATTTCGCCTTTGATGTTTTCCACAAAATCACGCCCTTTGCGCGGTGCTTTTGAGCCAATAGCCACGATGTCCGCCATTATTTTAGCCCCGTCAGCCCCTTCAATATTAGAATAAGTAAGAAAAGGATTGTACACCAAAGGAAAATATTCGCGGTAGCGCAAATCTCCTAATGGGTAGGCTTGGATAATAGCATTCATATTAGCCTGAGAGAACTCGGTAATAATGTTGTTTGCGTTGATATTCATCTGCTTTTAAATTTTTAAGTTATTAAACGAATGAGATACGAGGCAAAGCGGTGCGTAGGAATGCCACGCCTGCTTTTTCTTTGTCGGGTAGCGCGTCTTTGCGTGCTGTTCCTGCCATAACGACTGCTACAAGTGGCATATCGTCAATGACTACATCGTGAGCGGTAAGCCCCAATGATCCTGCGGTATTGGCTTGTGAAAGGTCTTCTTTTACAACCTTGAATGTACCATTAGTGTCGGGCATTACGAGCGTGCCTGCGGGGATAACTCCATCGGTAAAGCGTTCCTTAGCAGTAGTAGGGTCTATATACACCCCACCAGGATAGGTAACATCCAACTGGTCAAACACGACTATTTGGCGACCTGCTTTTTCTGAAATTTGGACTTGTTTCATAAGTGTTTACTGTTTTTTGAAATTATCGTTAATATACGCTTGTACATCTGCTGATACGCCATTAGCATCTGTACCACCTCCTATAATAGGTCTTGAGTGTGAAGAAAGCCCTGCATTAGCTTGGGTCTGTAAAAACGCTTGTTCATCGGCTTTGAGTTCATTTACAAAGGCATCCATTTCGGTATCGTCTTTGAAAGTACGCCCTAAGTGGTGTTTGTAGAATGTTTCTGATACCCCCTGCTTTTTGAGTTGGTTTAGGAAACGTTCTTTAGCACTTTGTTGTTGCTTTTCAGCTTGTAATGCTGCAATAGTTTCATTTTGTTTATTGACAACATCCACAAGGCTTTTTGCCCACTCTGGCATTTCATCAGGTTTTGGTTCTGTGGAGGGAGCAGGCGGGTTTTGAGGATTTGGATTAGATTTAGCCCTCTCTTGTTCGAGTTCTTTCTCTAACTTCTTGCGAGCCTCCTCTGCCTTTGTAAGGCTGGTACGCCCTTTGTCTGCTACTGATTGCAATAGCTTAACCTCATCTTCAACTCCTTTGACAGCGTTTTCGATTTCACTTTCTTCTTTAACCGCAGTTGCTAAGCGAGTAGCGATTGCTTTTAAAATGTTTTCCTCTAACCCCAAGTGCGCATACTTGGTTTTGAGAGCTTGTAGGATTTTTTCCATAAGATGTACAATATTTGTTTTTGCAAAAGTAGGGGGTAAAACACTAAGTAATGTAAAGACAGTTTGACATTTTTTTGACATATTTAAGAGAAGCGAAAAAAGAGGTGTATTATGTAGTAATTTTGCAGTATAAACCTTTAATTTTATAGTAAATGGAAAAGATTTTTATTAAAAACCTTAGAGGGAACGACAAATTGCTGCATTCGATGTGTGGTAATATTATTTTTGTTGTGTCGTTTCTGATTGCTTGGCTGTGTTATTCATTATGGGAAGCCTTTTTAATTGCTGCTGGTGTGGTGCTTTTTGTGGGGCTTGCCAAGGAGTTGTACGACAAGTACATCAAGAAAACATTCATTGATTGGTGGGATATTGTGGCGAGCCTTACGCCTTACCCTATTGTGAAACGTATAAACAAAAAAAGATGATAAACTACATTTTACAAGGCTTCGGCTTCACCGGTTGGCGAGACTTTATTAACTCAAGTTTTGGACACGTATTTTCAGTAAACTTTATCGCCGTAGATGTGGTAGTATCCGCTTTTATCGGATTAGTTCACTTCCTGTTTGGCTTCAATCACTTATTCCTTGCTGCTTATGCGGTGCTGATATTCTTTGAATGGATTACCGGCGTATCAGCATCATTTAAGCGTGGAGAACGACACGAGAGTCGCAAATTTGGACGTATGCTACTGAAGATGCTCACTTACTTGGTGCTGATATATGTGCTACATACTTTTTCGGCTAATATCAGCTTTCCTACGATAGGTGATTTTGAGTTCGACCCTTTCCATTGGCTCTATTGGGTGGTGCTGCTTGCTATTATATGGCAGTTAGTAGTGAGTCTATTAGAGAATTTGGATTGTTTAGGGTTTAGGTTCGCTGGAATACTGCTGAAGATTATCAACAAAAAATTCTTTAAGATGTTTGACCTTACTGAAGAAACTGAGAATACTAATACCTAATACATTATGACACCGAAAGAATTTATAAAGCAATACAAACCTTTTGCGCTTGAAACGGAGCGTAAAACGGGTATTTCGCACCTCTTTACCTTGGCACAAGCCGCGTTGGAAAGCGGGTGGGGAAATAGTGCGCCAGGGAATATGTTTTTTGGGGTGAAAGCGGGTAAGGACACACCTGCTAATAAAAAGCAATTGTTAAACACTACTGAAGTACTTAATGCTCCAAACTTAGGATATAAGTTCCCGCAAGTGATGTCTATATATCAATTACCTAATGGTAAATATAAGTATGAAGTGAAAGACTGGTTTAGGAAGTACGACACGCCTGAAGAATGCTTTACTGACCACGCTCAATTTTTCTTTATCAACAAGCGATATGCAAAGGCGTTGTTAGTAAGAAGCGACCCTTATAAGTTTGCTGAAGAAGTGGCAAAGGCTGGCTATGCTACCGCGCCTAACTATGCTGATAGTTTAAAGAAGTTAATCAAAACAATAGAAAGTTATGAATAGGATAATTGTTGTATTATGGGCGTTACTCATCCTTATAGGGTGTAGAACTCGCAAGGTTGCTACTACCGAACAAAAGCGGGTGCAAAAGGAGCGTTTTATAAAGTACAAGGATAGTACGGCTCTTTTTCAGCACAATGCACAAACCTTGCAGCTTGATGCGCACGCGTTGCAAGAATACGAGATAACCCTTGAAAGTGATAGGGATAGCGTGGGGAATAGTAAGGAGTTGGTGTATTACCGCATTAGGGACGGTGATAATGAGACTATTAGGGTAACAGGAGGAAAGGTGAAGATTACGACTAAAAACAGCCTATCCAATAGCCTAATAGAGGCGAAGGCTACCCTTACTAATACAATTACTCAGAAGACTAACGAAAAGCGATATACAAGCACTGAGACGACTATTCTTCATAAAACAAAAGAAGTGAAAGGAATAATAAAATGGTGGTGGATAGCGGTTGTGCTATTAGCCGTGTGGATTGGTTGGCGATATAAGGTATTTCGGTTTTAAGAAAGTGAAAGAGAAAAAGGCTATTAGCGTGATGCTGATAGCCTTTTTTGATTGGTGATTAGTGAGTGATTTACTGCTCCGCTTGGCTTTTATCATTAGTGGTTTGACCATTGATAAGAGCAACGCAAGTCTCGTGAATGTGCTTGTAGAGCTCAATATCTGAGGGTTGGAAACTGTTGTTTTGAACATCGAAGCTATGGTTAGTAACATTTCCGTGTAGGTAGGGGTAGTAACCTTGTTCTTCTACTTTCTTTTGTACAGAGAAAGATATTGATTGAGAGTTTTGGTCTTTCTCAAATTCGTAAGAGTACATCACGATTACGCCTTGTACTTCTTCTTGTGATGTAATGCGGGTTGTTTGTTGAATGATTTGCATATTATTTGTTTTTTATTAATTATTCTCTGATGAGGTTTGTTACAATACCATTGGTAATGATTAGATAGTATCCGCTGCCAATACCTACTTTTCCGGTGTAGCCTTTTTGACCATTCATTATTATTTCACCATAGAAGTTTGTTTTTCCATTTATTTTGACATCTCCCTCTACTACATCAAGTGCTACAGATTCTTCTTGTCCCCATATTGCTTTTAATATAAGGGCAGTACTTTTTCGCCCTCCTCTACTTTCTAACTTCATTGCAGAGTGGGTTGTATCATTAAAACCTGATGTAAAAACATCTATAGCTGATTTATCTACTGTTTTAAATATTTCAGGGTCATTTATTCGCACTTGCGTTGTACGGCTGTCTTTTCCTCTTCCCATAGCCCTTATAAGACCCTCAGATGCGATAGTAAGTCCGTTTGCTTTTAAAGAAGTTTCGCTTGCACTTTCTATTTTAAAATTTCCTATTTGTCCCTTTGAAGCATATATACTTCCATCATCTTGTACTCTAAAAGGGGCTCTTTCTTTATTCCCATAGTTAGCACCAGCAAAGAAACGTATAGAGTTACCGGCTAATCCTGCCCCATTGATACCAGCATTGCCGCCTAATGTGTTGCCTACAGTGAGTGCTCCAGTGGTGATGGTGTTTTTTACGATTTCTGTACCATTGGTATAATCAGCACCTTTGCTAAACATTCCATTGATAAACTTAACATTTGCTTTTTCGGCTTCGGTGAGGTTCATTGCGTTTTTATCAATGATACCTAAATCTACCATTGTATCCCATACATCTTCAGGAGCTGGTGACCAGTCAGTGGGTTTGTTGCCTCTTTCGAGTTTAAGACTTCCTATACTTACTTTTCCCCATATCCATATACCTATTTCAGGGCGTTCTGAAGAGTTTTTAGCAGTAAATGTGAATGAGTATTTTTTTTCTTCTGTACTATCAATGCGCTCACGAATCATCACTTCATCAGGAGAATGTTCCCACGCATTTAAGCGTTGTACAGCTACCCAATTATCTAAATAATTATCCACCATTTTACCCTTCCAAGATATAGTATATTGTTTTCCAATCTCAAGTTGTGATGATAAAGATAATTTTGTAAGAGGCAATTGATAAATAACTTGTCCAGATGTTGTGTTAAGAATTAGATTTCTCCCTCCAATATTCAATTCATCTACTTTTTGCTGAGCAAAGGTTTTAGCTTGCTGTAGGTTTTGATGGAGTTGTAAGATACGTGCTTGCTGCTCAGCTGTTATGGCTATACCTGCTTGCTTATTGGCTTCGGCTATCGCTTGCGCTTTAGTGAGTTCGGATTGAGTGCGAGCGTAGGCTTCAGTAGCGGTTTGAGCAGCAGCAATGGCTTGTGTGCGGGCTTGCTTTTCAGCGTTTGCTTTTTGTTCGGCAAAGGTTTTAGACTCCAGAAATTTAGCATTAGTATTAGCGTTAGCCTCATTGATAGCTTGTGAGCGTGCTTGTTGCTCGGTTTGTATTTGATTTTCTAAATCTTCAGGTGCGGGAGACCAATCAGTGGGAGTATTACCAATCTCTATCTTTATAGATGAATAGTATATCTCACCACTAACCT